CTGAATGCTTTGGAAAGATCGTTGACGCTGGTTACAAATTGATCGATCTGTTGGCCGATCGCGCTCAACGCAATCTGTGCTCCGAAATTTCCTAAGCCGCCGCCAAGCGCACCACCGATTACTGAGCCCGCTCCACCGCCAAACAGCAGGGGAAAGCCGGCGCCGAGGGCAATGTTCTGAAGTCGCTGGCTACGTGCTTGCGCGTTGGCTTTTTGCTGGGCGGCTAATTCGCGCTCGGCTTCTTCTCTGTTGCGCTTGCGGATATAAAACTTGCGCGTCTCCAGTGCAAATCCGCGCTGGATGGATTTGTTTAGTTTCTCTTCTAAAGCGAGGCGGCTTTGGCTGGTTTTTAAATCGGCTCTCTTTATTTCTAGTCTTTCTTTCTCAATTCGTGCTGAGCTTCTGCCCCCGCCCGGGCCAAATTGACTCTTTTTGTTGAGCTCGTCTATTCTTTTTTCAATCTTGCTGATCTCGTTCTCTACAGCACGAGATCCCTGCAGCGTCAGATTAATACTGGCGTCAAACGAAGCCACAGGCAGGCCGATACCTCAGTCGAGTCTATCGGCCCTTCCGTTTGACGGCCTTCATGGCCTTCTCGTGCTCATCGTTTAGATGGCCGAAATAGGCGCTCCAAAGAAGGATCTCTTCTTCGGTGGCTTCGTTGAGCAGCTTGGTCAGGGTGTAGCCCAGTTCTTTGGCCACACCCATGCACAGCATCAGCCAGCTGTTGCTGGCTAGTTCCTGCTTAAGCGCTTTTCATGTCGAGAGGCTCGGCCTCCTCGTCACTGGAAATAACTGCAAGCATCAAAGCCTGCAAATCGCCGTCGCGTACTTGGTTTTTAAGCGTGGCAATGTCGCCTTGGTGAAATAGCGGTGTGCCATTCTCGTCTTTGGCTTTACGCACCAGCAGTTGGAGGGCGAAGGCAGCTGCGTCTTCAGATCGGGCGTCTTTCTTTGCACGCTCTCGCTCAGCAGCGGTAAGAGGAGTAACCCAAAAGCAGACGACTTCACCGCTTTCCAAAGTTACTTCTTTCTTGACAGGCTCAAGGTTGGCAGCCTTTACAAGCTTGTCGATGAAACGTGCCATCTAGTTGGAGTAATACAAATAAAAGTCTATCGTGTCACAAATAAAAAGCCCCACCGAAGTGGGGCGTACTGACGTGCGTGCGATCTAACTCTAGGCAGAGATGCCAAAAGCGGAAACCATATTGACGACGCTGAAGTTCAGCGTGCCAGTGGTCGGATCGTCGGGGTTCACGGAGAAGCTCATACCCGAGATGTTGATCTCAGCCTCGATGTAGAGAGACTTGTCATCATCCACGGTGCCGTCGGTGGTGACGGTGCAGACGTAGAGCTTCACGCGAGCGCCAGACTGATTGCGCAGCACGGCGCTGCCCAGCAGGCGGTTGGCGATGTTCTCCTGGTCGCAAGTGAAGTAGACCTCCATCGATCCAGTAGCCGAGGCGTAGCCCGACTGGGTGGAACGGAAGGCGGCCAGCTTGCTGCAGTCAGAAGCTGTCGTGCCGGTGTGGCAGGGCAGCGTGGTCACATCCAGCTCGTCACGAGAGATGTCGATGCTGAAGGACCTCACACCGCAAACGCCGAAGAAATCAGCAAGTGCAATGTTGATGTGTGCAGGCAGATCGTTGTCTGCAGTGCCGGTGCCACCGTCGCCATTGGCATCGATGGCGGTGCCGTTTTTGGCGCCGCTCAACTCGATCCAGGGGTTGCCCTCTGTATCGGTGCCGGTGCCAACCACGTAGTAGCTGGTGGCAGTGCCACCGCCTTGGGTGACGGTTTCGACTTCAACGATGCAGCCGGAGCCGCTGATGAGTGCAGCACCAGCAATGCCGAGCTGGTCGGTGGACTTGTAGCCCATACCGCCGTCAGTCAGAGCGACGTTAGTGACCAAACCGGTGCCGTCGGTGCTGACGGTGCCGCTTGCGCCGACGCCAGAGCCACCGGTAAAGGTGACAGGGCTATCGGTCAGGCTGACCGGGTAGCCAGAACCTGCAACGAACGAGCCGAGAGCGGTGATTGTGCCGTCGGCAGCGAAGGTTGCGGTGGTGGCGGTGAAGGCAGAGTCCAGGTTGCCGCCGTCTTCTTCAGTTAGAAAGACAACGTCATTGACCCGGAAGTCTGCACCACACTCGAGAGTGATGTGGGAAGTGGTGCCATCTGTGCCCCACGCGGAAAAATCGCGGACGCAGACGCTTGTACCTGGAGGTTTAAACTCAATTGAGCCCTCCTGCCCCGTCAGTACGGAGCTATCGCAAAGTGCCATAATGGCCTCCTTTGGGTTTACACAGGGGCGTCTCTAGGCGGGGGCTCCTAGTACGTGGGCACGGCCCACACAGGGATTTTAAGCGGTGTATTCAGCCTGAATCGGCATAGACATTGCCGCAAAGAAGTACGGACGGTCGTCAAGGGCTGTGAAGATTGGACCGGTTATTGGGCCAAGCGTTCCAAGCACGCCGTAGGTGCGGTCGGCTGGGCGCTTGGTTAGCTTCATCATTTCGCAAAACAGCTCTTCCATCACTTTTTGCGCGCGAGCTGGGCCGATGCCCTTCGGCGTGAAAAACTCGATGATGAAGCTGCCGCGAATGTTCTCGTACGCACCACAGAGAGACGGCTCGGTCATGGTGCCGAAGTTGAGCCTTGTTACAAGAAACTCGTCCGAGGCGTCGCCGGTTGGGACGTTTTGGTTGTCGACACGGACTTCGATACCGTTGTCGGTCGCGTAGTCGATAACAGGCTGCTCGTAGTACCGGCGAATGTTTTGAAGGCCCATCAGTTAATAACGCTCCCGGCTGGGCCGATAAAACTGTTCTTTTTAAAGCCCTTAATTCGCGGATTTTGGGAAGCCGCAAATGCTGCGTCCCGCAAAGTGTCGCGTAAAGAGCCACCTTCAACATAGGTGCGATACCAGTCTTTGGGCGCACTTAAAAATCGGGCTCGTTCCACCCGACCGGGCTCTAAATCCATGGCCACGTTGCGGTATTTCGTTCTGTTGCCGATGGTGTAACCCACGTCCTTACCTGCACCGGTTCCGCGTAGTGACGGGATGACTGGGATTGGGACTTCGGTGCGGGCGGTGCGCCCTTTGAAACCGCTGTAGGCGTCAACGCTTGCAGGGATGCGGACGTCGCCAACCTTTACGACCCAGTTCTTTGCGAATTGGCCTGAGTACCAGGGGCCGAGAAATATAAGTTCGCCGACGATTCGAGTGGCGGCTTCACGCGCAGTGGTTTGCTTGATTTCGCCGACCCACTCTCTAAATCCTGGAAGGCGAAACTGTCTGGCCATTACTGAGGCCTCGCGATGACAACGTGGAATACAGGCTTCTCACCACGGTAGGTTTTGGGCTCGATGACCTTCATGATTTGAGGGTCGTCGGGAAAGCCGGGTGTCGGCACCTCGAAGTAATCCTCGGTTGTGATGTACTCGAAGCTCAGTTGACGAGGATCGATAAGGATCTTGACGTCGTTGGCTTGGTATAGACCTGTCTCCTCGGTAATGTCGAGGCTCGCAATAACGATCTTTACCGAGATCCGGGTCTCCGTTTCGTTGATTTCACCGGTGGCTGAATCGTATGCCGACCCAGCCCGGCGGACGAATGTCGCGGAGTGGCCCCACTCCTGGATCATAGGAGGGCCGATTGGTTCGAATACGTCGTCGACCTTAGACATCAGTTGCGCAGCAGGCGAATTTCACGGTTGGGACCCAGGCCCCCTACCCAGCAACCGAGGAGGTCCTTCAGCCAGGGGAAAGCCGAAATAATTGCTGGATCGCCGCAGGTGTCGCAGCTGCTAGCAACTGCGTTGTTGAACTGGTCGTACTCGATCTCGAGCACGTCCAGCTTTTGGCGTTTGACGTACGTCCCAGTTGGAGCCTGAGAGCCCCCTCCAACCCCGGGAAAGTTAGAGGCATTCAGGGTGTACTGGACTGCCAGTGCCACCTCCGCCCTCTGCATTTCGTACGGGATAAATGCACAAGTGGCTTCGACGCCGTCACAGGTCGCTCCGCTGCGGGGCCACTTCAAACGCTGAGGTTTAGCGGCGTCGTCCGTAGATGGATTGCATCGAGTGCCCTTGTAATCCAGAGTTTCGAGCCAAAGAGTCGCGTAGATCAGGGATTCTTCACGTTCTGGATCGGTTTTGGTCAGCCAGTCGTCGCCGCCGGGCAATGTTGCAGCAATAGAGTCAGCTTCCGCCAAATCGACGTAGCTGTTGGCGACGCTGGATCCGATAGTGGCGTTCAATGTCATAGCACTTCGGTGTAAACCAGCTGCCAGCCATCAGCACGCAGCTCTTTCATCACTTTACTCGCGTCGTTTTTCGATACATCCAACAGCTTGAAATCCTTTCCGCGCCAGGCATGAATTCGCAGCAGGCCGCACATCTCGTTGGTTGCTGACATTCGAGTCTATTTCCAATAAAAAAGGGGGCCGGAGCCCCCAAGTAAACCCTTCTTGGTAAAGGTATCAGGGGTAGACGGTGCCAGCGATCGGGGTGTTCACCTTGATCTGCACAATCGGCACCAGCTTGGAGGTCTGGTAGACCAGATCCCAGTTGCCGCTGGTTTCGAGGTCGGCGTTTGCAGGGTTGTCGCCTGCAGCGCTCCAGCTCGAGCCCATCACGTGCATGCCGTAGTGGTAGTCGAGGCTCATCACGTCCTGCTTGGACAAGATGTTGCGGTCGACTTCGGTGCGCAGCTCCTGCTGGACACCTTCCATCACGGAGCCGCCACCGAAGGCATACACAGGGAAGCAGGGATACTCACCAGTGGTGCCCTCGTTCAGAGGAGCAAGCATGTCATCGACGATGACACGTGCGCCCATGAAGTAGGAGACGTCGTCGTTGCGGAGGTTGATGCCGCCGCCGCCCCACTCAATCTGGCCGCCGGAGACCAGAGAAGAGGAGGAGAAAGTCAGAGCACCGACTTGGACGAGGTAGTAATACACGGAGGAGTGCATTGCCACGGCGGTGATGTCCTCACCGCGCTCACCCAACTTGGCCCGGGCTTCTGCAAACACAGAAGCGGTCATGTAGTTGGTCTCGTCAGGAGCAGTGGTGCCGGAGCACTTGTCCACCACGTTGTCGGCCAGAGCGGTCCCGAAGAGACCTTCCAGTTGAGACAGAAGTGTGGTGGTGCGCAGCTTGAGGATGGCGCGAGACAGATAACCGCGGATAGCGGCCATCGGGTCGGCGCCGGAGCCCATAGCAGACAGGTCATCCACTGCGTAGCTGAAGCCACGGTGCATGATGGTCATGATCTGCTCGTCGGCAGTCACCTTTTGAGGGGTGAGGTAGCCGGCGCCCGAGGTTCCCCAGCTCGAGTTGGACTCGATGATCTCCTCGGTGGGATTAATCGGCTGGAAGAACGGTACGCGAACACGTACGCCACCAGCGCGGCAGTCCAGAGCGTTGTTACGAACCATCACGCCGGATTGGATCCAGGCGCAACGCTCGAAAATTTCCTCGCTGATGTAGCTGAGGAACTCGGGACGAGTTACGAGATCGGGAAGAAAAGTTCCCCCCGTGTAGTTCTGAAATGGTGCAGCCATGTTGGCCTCCTAAGGTCAGCGTTTTGGACCGGACGCCTCGGCTCTTAGAGCCTTGGCAAGTTCGGGGTTCTCAACTTCGAGGCGAAGTGCCTCTGTCAAGTTGCCGCTGCGATAGGGATTGTCTCGGCCAGGTGCAACAGAGGTGCCGCCTACTGATCCACCCATACCTGAAGTGCCACTTGCGCCAAAGTGATGCTGCCATTCGGAAGACTGCTTCAAGTTGGCGAGGTAATCACCCAGCGGCTGCTCGACGCCCCCGTTGAGCATTACTGGATTACCCTCGTCGTCATGACGCAGTGCGCTCTGAATAAGCACATACATCTGTTGGGAATTAAGCGCTCCAGCCCGGTTGATTTGGCTGAGAGCAGAAGCCTTGAGACGCTCTTGCTGGGCGTTCTGGGTCACAGACTCCAGTTGTGCTTTCAGCGAAAGAATCTCACTGTCGCGGTCTGCGACGGTCTTCTTTGTTTCTTCCCAGAGTTGGCGGAATTGGCCTTGGTCTTCTAGGTTTTTCTGGGCAGCAGACTGCTGCAGGGCTTTGACATCTTCAAGCTCCTTGCGAAGCTTGTCCGTCTCGGCTCGGGCGTCGTCAGCCTCCTTTTTCGCTTGTTTGGCATGGGTGTTGGCCAGGCCTAACTTGTGCTTCAACAGATCGTCACCGCCACTGGCGGTAGCCTCTGCGGAGGGCATGACGGGCTTGTTGAGAAGCGCGGGGTCGATGGCCACGGGCGCATCGGTACTGGTCACGGACTCAGTGGCCGCAAGATCCTCAGACATAAACACTCGAAGTTCGGCTTAATTGTAATTGTTTATTGTTTTGGGTATTCCGCAATAAATCGGTCCAGCTTTGCCTCGATCCGGACCATGTGCTCTTTGATCTCGGCTACAGAGTTGTTGAAGTCTGAACGCGGGAGGTAGGTCTGAGCTGAGTACAGCTCGAAGCGGTCAATCCTTGTATCCAACAGGCTTACACGGTTATGAAGCCGGGTAGCTACAGCGGCCGCCCCAGCAACAATCGCTATGCCGAGGGAGACGCCTGCTTCAACCATGCTTCCAGTTTAGAGGGCCGGGATCTTCGCCTCCGTTCACTACGAGGACCGCTCGGCGGTAAAAATCAGAATCTGTTTTGTCTGCTTCCTCCAACGCTTTTTTAATGAGCCGCCAGTTTTCGCGTACTTCCGGGGTCATAAGCTGTTCTCACTTTTTGAGATTTGAGCCTGCGAGTAATCCTAAAACCGCCCCAAGGCTTGTATTTACGAAAGTTTCGTAGCGATCACCTATCTGCGGACATGTTTCAGGCGTACACATAAATGCGGCGTACGTGAAAAGACCGGCCTGCCAAGAAAGCAGACCGGCAAACACGTAAAGCAGGAATCTTTCCCGCTCAGTCATCAGCTCAGGCGGATCTTGAGATCGCCGTTGTGGTGGTAGATGCCACCGACGACTACACCACCTGCTGCAGCATCTGTGTCATTGGCGTAGTTGCCAATGTCGCTAGGGCGCAGGTACAGGCCACCTTCGACCTCAACTCGGCCATCAGCAGCTGCGGGATTCAGCTGGATGTTGTTGCCGATTGTGATCGACGTTCCACGAAGGACGTTGTGGACTTTGGTGAGGTTGTCGGCAAACTCCAGGCGGGCGCTGCTGTCGACTTCCAACACGCCGGTGAAGTCCGGGTCGGCTAGTGGGGCTTTGAGAGCCAGCGCTGCATCAGCGTCAGCTTCGTTTTGATCCACGTCCGACTGGACCGCAGCAACCGCGGTAGCGGTGGTTGGATCCGCCTCCAACACATCCAGGCGACCAGACAGAGCAGCAGCAGCAGCGTCAGCATCGGATTCGTTCTGGTCGACATCACCTTGGACGAGTGCTACGGCAGCCGCGCGGGCGGTTGACTCAGCGTCAAGCAGTGTCTGTGTAGTTGGATCGGCTTCCAAAACGTCCAGACGGCCAGACAAAGCAGAGTCGGCGCTAGTACGTGTTGCAGCCTCACCGGCAACCGCTCCATCTGTGTAAGTGTTAGCGGAAGAAAGAGTGGCGGCATCGCCAGCTGCAACTGCAGTGGCAGTCGTAGGGTCGGATTCGAGAGTGTCCAGACGGTTGGACAGCAGAAGACGCGCAGCTTCAGCCTCTGCCTCGTTCTCTACTTTGTGCCACATCCCACCGTGGGAGTAGAACAAAGAACCGTCGGCGTGGCTGTGAACCACACGACCGTGGTTGTCGGCTGCTGCGGGGAATGCCGCTTGGTCCGGGAACAGCCACATGCCAGAGGCAATTAGGTCGTCAACACGCACCACCTCAGCTGCAAGGGCTGCGTCGGCGTCTGCTTCGTTCTGGTCGATGTCCGCTTGCATGGCTGCGCGGGCAGTTGCGTCCGAGGTGGCTTGGGAGTCGATAGCGGCCTGAAGAACGCCGTCTGCCGAAATGCGGGCAGCGATCATCGCGTCGACCTTCTCTTGCAGGTTGGACTCGTAGCCTTCGGCTGCGGTCTTCAGTGCGTCGAAGGTTGCAATCGGCAGCTGCCACACATAGCCGGAATCGCCGACCTTGGTGACAGCCTGCACGTTTGCACGCTGGAATTTCAGTTGGGGCTGCGCTCCAGCAATGCCGAGGCGGATGAGGGTGGCTTCGGTGTCGATGGTGGATAGGGAGTCGATGCCCACAGCCAAACCAGGAACAAGCTCGGTTAGACCGCCGGCGACAAGGGTGGCGTAAACCGCGTCCGAGTCGGCAACTTGCTCGTAGCCGGACACAGCTGCTTCGAGCAGCTTGATTGCGGGGTCGTCGGTGAGGCCGATTTCGAGGCCTTTGGAGCCGTCAGCTTCACCGCCTTTTTTGGTGAATTTGTATGCGTACGCAAGGGAATCGCCCATAAGCCGGAGCCCAGGGGCGAGATCAAAAATTGAGAGGCCGAATGCCATTGGTGGGAGAACTCGAATGTCCTCCAAAGTCTATTTTCAGTGGGCGTGACCACCACGTGCGCGGCGGCGTGCTCGGTGGGGCAGCTGGTTGGCTAGCTCGCGACGATTGGCTCTCAAACTGAACGGCCCAAATTCAAGGTCGTAGGCTTCTTTGCCTTTCATAACCGTCTCAACAAGGAACTTGAAATCGTCGTATGTAGACATGAAGAAGGTGTGGTCCCACTGGCTACGGTTACCACTGCCGCCATAGATGCGACGGTAGTACTGGTCGAACTGGTAATAGCCGTTGGTGTCGGTTGGGTCTTTAACGCAGGGAAAATTGCTTGGCAAGCCTTGGGGTTTTGCTAAATCCACGACTTGGAACCAGTGGTCCGTTCCACGGATTTTGAACTTGAATCCGTAAGCCCAGTCGTCCGTAAATTCGACAATGTCCCCAAAGCCGAAATAAAGGTCGAACGTATCGCCGAAATAGTAGCCGCCGTCCTGGCCGTCAGGTAGCCAAGCATCTACAGGGCCATCGGCCTCCTCGTCGTAATCAACCCCAACCTGGACGCGGTCCCACAGATAAAAAACGTCGCCTAGATAGTAAGGCTCATCTTTCGTTTCCCAGGCGTCTTTTTCGTAGTACTTAATGTACTTTTTGTTGTCGTCGCTGTTGAAGGGGTAAAAGTTATCTTTAACGGCGGTGTAGTCGCCGTCTCGGGTGTAAAACTCGGCAGTGTACCCCTGGTCGTATATGGGAGTCCTGGTGTAATTGAGGTAGCCCTCAAAATCTATGTTTTTACCATATTCGGCAGCGCAAATAATGGTGTTGCCATCGCTGTCCTCTAAGTCATTCTCGAAGCGTTCGTACCAGGCCTCAGCACGTTCGGGGGTGAAGCTGTACTGATATGAGGTGTTGTGGACTCGGTTGAAGTCCAGGTTGACCAAATCGTAGATGTGGAACGCGACGCTCGGGATATGGACATAGCGGCCAGGCTGCTCTGAGTAGTACGAGTCCAGTGTGGCGTCACTCGTCTTATCCCAGTTAATAAATGTCGGGCTGGGGTTTATTTTGAACTTGATGCATCCCATCAGCAGAGTCCCTCCAAATTGGACTCAACGGTGTTGAACTCGTTCAGGGCCAGATAGAAGGTGCGCTCGCCGTCAAACGTGTTCTTGAACCCGTGGCCGCCAAAGAAGATAAAACGCATCTTCGGCATGACGTCCAGGTAGTGATAGACCTTGAAACCGCCGACGTTCTGCGCAACCGTGTAGCGGATGTAGATGCCCTGGGTCTGACCTTTGTTGACCGCAAAGCGGAAGGGGTAAGCAGCGTCGAATGGAGTCGTATCGACGGTTGGCAGCACCTCGTTGAAGATCGTTGCAGAGGCCGCATCGGTCAGTGCAGTGACCGCGTCGTAGATGTCTTTGGGGCTGTTGCTGGAACCCAGTTCGTTGTAGCCGTCCGGCAAATAAGCCGGATCGTTGACGGCATATTGATGACGCTTGCCCGAGCTGTCGAAAAGAAGCAACGAACCATAGTTGGTGTTCGTTGCGCCGTTGGCGGCACCCTTCTCGATTACTGGATCTGCGAACCAGACAACCGCGGCGGATACACCCGAGTCGGCAAAAACGGATTTACTTCCGTCAGCTAGGACAAGCTCAATCGTCATTTGCGCTTCCGCTTGGTTTTACCTTTGCCGGTCGGGACGCATTTGTCCTTTCCGCCCTTGGTACCAGCGTAGCGATAGCCGTCCCAGCAGGCTTTTCCATCGGCTCCTTTTTTCTTGCCGCTACTTGCCTTTTTTGCTGCCATTTTTGGCTCCTTTTTTCTTTTTGGGCGGTTTTGAGCCCGGCGCGTAACCCATTCCTTTAGGCATTACTTCCTCCGGGTGGCGCGGAGCATGGTGAACACCAGCTGGATGATGCTGTTGTCCTTCAGAGGGCTGAGAGCGATCACTTCACTGGCGGCGCCAATGATGATCCACGTGATCGGGTTGGAAAGGATGTCTTCCATCAGCGTTGCTTGGGGTAGGTTTGCATCGGCTGGGGGTTGCCGGGGACAGGGATGCCAGCAGTCGCACTAGGCGGCTTCTGGATTTCCGAGTAGTTCGGAATCGGAAGCTGCATGTACTGGGTTTCGGGCATCAAAGGCTGAAATGCCATGACGGTATGGAGTTTTTCTTAGTTTAGGCGGACGGTTCAATATCATCCCATTCTGATTCAGGCTCAGAATTGTTAGACGGCGTCCCAGGTGCTACTGGAGCATCTAGTGTCCAGGTGTCCTCAGCTGTAGCAACATCAGTCCCAGTTACTGAATAC